AGCAGCTTCAGACGCAATTGCTGCAGAATGGTTTGCACCAGCAGGTTTAAATAGAGGTGTATTAGGAAATGTAATTGAAGCTAGAACAAGATTAAATCAAGCTGAAAGAGACCAATTGTATGAAGGAAAAGTAAACCCAATCGCAACATTCCCAAGAACTGGAGTTTGTATTTGGGGTCAGAAAACACTTCAAGCAAGACCAACAGCATTAGATAGAATTAATGTTAGAAGATTATTAATTGAAGTTAAGAAATTCCTTGCAAGTTCTTCTAAATACTTAGTATTTGAACAAAATACATTACAAACTAGAAATAGATTCTTAGGAATAGCTAATCCATACTTAGAGTCAATTCAGCAAAGACAAGGATTATTTGCCTTTAGAGTAGTAATGGATGAAAGTAATAACACACCAGATGAGATAGATAGAAATAGATTAATTGGTGCAGTTTATTTACAACCAACTAGAACAGCAGAATTTATAATTATTGACTTTAACATTCTTCCGACTGGTGCAGCATTTCCAGAATAATAGATAAGAAAAAGTAGAGTTGAGTATATTTATATTAAATAAATAGGAGATAAAAAAATGGCAGATTTATTAAGTCCAAATGAAATAATGTATACCGCGTATGAGCCTAAAGTAGCCAATAGGTTTATAATGTATATCGAAGGTATTCCAGCTTACATAGTTAAAGCTGCATCTAGACCATCAATTGATCAAGGTGAATTAATTTTAGATCACATTAATGTTGAAAGAAAATTAAAAGGAAAATCTAGATGGCAAGATATTACGGTAACATTATATGATCCAGTTGTTCCATCTGGAGCGCAAGCGGTAATGGAATGGGTTAGATTACATCACGAATCAGTAACTGGTAGAGATGGATATTCTGATTTTTATAAAAAAGATATTACATTTAACCTTTTAGACCCAGTCGGAGCTGTGGTTGAAGAATGGGAATTAAAAGGTGCATATATTCAATCAGCTAATTTTGGTGATTTAGATTTTGCTTCATCAGACCCAGCAGAAATATCTTTAACATTAAGATATGATTACGCAATACTTAAATTCTAATAAAATACTTAACAATGAACTAATAAAGAAACCCTTAAAATAAAATTGAGGGTTTTTTTATTTTATATATATTTATATATGAAATGAGGATGTTTATATGAAATCAACATTTGAAGAAATAATAGAAGTGGTTTTAAAACATGAAGGTGGTTATGTAAATGACCCTGATGATGCTGGTGGTGAAACCAATTATGGTATTGCCAAAAGATGGTATCCAGATGTGGACATTAAAAATCTAACAAAAGAACAAGCTAAAAAAATATACCATACAGATTATTGGAGACGGGGAAAGTGTGATGATGTTCCTCCACAATTAAGACATATTTATTTTGATATGTGTGTTAATTTTGGTAGAAGAGGAGCTGTTAAGGTTTTACAACAAGCTGCTAATTCTAAAAACAGAAACAAAATTGAAGTGGATGGTGGAATAGGTCCAAACACTTTAAAAGCTATACAAAACATCTCATTAGATAGAGTAAGAGCATATCGTGTATTAAGATTTGCAAACATAGTTATCGATAAACCAAATCAAGAAAAGTTTTGGTTGGGTTGGTTTAGACGCGCAATTGAAGTTTAATTAAGTTATAGGAGAAATAAAATGGCAAGTAGTGGTGAATTATACGAACAAATAGAATCAGCATTTAACGACTTTAAAGAAAATCATTCAATATTTTCAGAAAAAGGTAATAAAGCTGCTGGTGGTAGAGCAAGAAAAGCTATTGGTGAAATAAAAAAATTAGTTACAGATTACAGAAAAGCTTCTGTTTCTGAATCAAAATAATCGGAGGTTATAATGTCAGATAGTAAATTTCCAAGTGAAATAATTGATTTACCAAGTGAGGGTAGATTGTATCCAAAAGAACACCCTTGTTCTAATGGAAAAATAGAAATCAAATACATGACAGCTAAAGAAGAAGATATATTGACATCACAAAATCTTATTTCAAAAGGTGTTGTGATTGATAGATTGTTAGATTCGTTGATTTTGACTGAAGGTGTGAAAATAGAAGATTTATTATTAGGTGATAAGAATGCTATTATGGTTGCGGCTAGAATATTAGCATATGGGCCTGAATACACTTGTGAAGTTGTAAATCCAAACAGTGGACAAAAATCTCAACAAACTTTTAACTTAGCTGAATGTCCATTTAAAAAATTACCAAAAGATGTAAAAGAAAATTCTTTTGAAGTTACACTTCCAATATCTAAAACAAAAATAAAATTCAGTTTACTTTCAGGTAAAGAAGAAAAATTAATTGAAAAAGATTTAGAAGCTTCTAAAAAAGTTGGTGTTGGGGTGAGGCCTGAATTAACCACACGATTAAGATATTTAATCAAAGAGGTGGATGGTGATAATTCTCAAGCAGTAATTAATGCGATAGCTCAAAACATGTTAGCTAGAGATTCAAAGTTTTTACGAGAAGAATTGAGTAAAGTTTCACCTGACATTGAACTATCACAAGAAATAGAAATAGGAGGTGAGTCCGTCAAGGTAAATATACCGATGACGGTTGGGTTTTTTTGGCCTGACGCCGAAGGATAAACCAACACTTCACGAAAAAATATTCCAATTAATGTATTATGGGCAAGGATTCACTCATTCAGATGTGTATGATATGCCCATATATTTAAGAAACTTTTATTACAATAAATTAGTTGAAACTCGTAAGCAAGAAAACGAAGAAGTAAGAAAAGCTCAACAAAAAAACAAATCAAAAGTATCAAAACCTGCAATCAATCCAAGATTTAAAAGATAATTTTTCACATATTTGATATTTATATATGAATACATACATCTAAATAGGAGAGTAATGTGTCTGATAAAAAATCATATATGAGTAATCAAAATATTTTAGCTGAAGGTTTTTTTGAAAAACTTAAATCTATATTAAAACTAGATAACAAAAAAATAAAAACTTTAAAAAAAGATAGAAAAGTTACTAATAGTTTAAAACAATTAAATAAAAGTTGGAGTGATTTAGCCAAGTCAATGGAAAAAGACTACGGCATTAAACCAAATTTTGAAAAATTTAAATTAAGTGATTTCATTTAAGGAATGATTAATGGCTGAATTTGATAAAAGAAATATAGAAGCTTGGAGAAAAGAGGTAGCAGGTGCTAAGGATGATGTTAAGGAAATAAATGATTTATCGTTTATTTTACAAAACTCAATATCAGAAGCCGGTAAAGCTCAGACTAAACAGAACAAAAACCTCGGTGAGGCTTTAGCTACAACAGTCAAAGCTGCAAAACAAGGAAAACTTAATTTAAAGCAATTAAAAGATAGAAGTAGTTTAATTGGTAAAATTGCAAATCAAGAATTTACTTTAGAAAGTGCAAAAAGAGAACAAAGAAGAATTGACGATGAAATATTAAAAATACAGAGAAGATATACTGGTGTTAATAAAGAAAAAGGAAAACAATTAGTTAGAGAACTTCAAAGAAACAAACAATTATTATCAACTGAAGAGGGTAAACTTAGAACTCAAGAACTATCCAAACAAGCTTTAGCACAAGCTGATAAATTTACTGGTGGTTTAGCGTCAAAAGCAAAATCTTCATTTGGATTCTTTAAGAAAATGGGACCAGCTGCTACTGCTGGTGCAGTTGGTATTGGTTTAATTGGAGCAGCGATTGGTCTTGCGATTAAAGCATTGAAGTTTGCTTCTGAAATAACTGATGCGTTAGGTAAAGAATTTGGTGTAGCAGGTGCACAATCAGGAGTGTTTAAAGACAACATGCAAGATGCTGCTGTTGAGGTAATATCTCTTGGAAAAGGAACAACAGATGTAGTAACATTGGTAGATACATTGTCAAAAGATTTTGGTATTGCATTAGATACAGCATCAGAACTTCCAAATCAAATTTTAGATAGTGCTGTTGCTATGGGATTAACAACAGATGAGGGTGCAAAATTATTCGGAACATTGATGAGTATTGCAGACTTATCTGTCGACCAAGCTGAAGCATTAGCAGAATCAACATATCAATTAGCTAGACAAAATAATGTTAACCCATCAGCTGTAATGGCGGACATAGCCGGAAGTGCTGAAATGATTGCGAAGTTTGGTGCTGAAAATGTTGAAAGTTTAACACAAGCCGCGGTAAGAGCCAGACAATTAGGTTTAAGTTTAAAAACTGTTGAAAAAATAGCAGATAGTTTATTAAGTTTCCAATCATCATTAACAGCTGAAGTAGAAGCATCTGCTTTCGTTGGTAAACGATTGAATTTTCAAAAAGCTAGAGAATTAGCTTTAACGGGTAAAACAGCTGAAATGATGGAAGAAGTCATTGGTCAACTTGGTGATGAAAGTGATTTAATTTTAGACAATGTGTTGGCTAGAAAATCTTTAGCTGCAGCTGTTGGAATTGAAGTAGCAGAAATGGAACGATTATTAAAAGCACAAGACAAATCATTTGTTGCTGCTAGGTCTTTTTCCGATATAGCTGGTGGTGATGCGATGTCAACTTTAACTAAAATTATGAATGAGATTAAAGAAATTGGAGCAACATTTTTAAAAGAATTTGGACAACCTTTGGAAAAAGCATTAGAAAAATTTCAAAAAGAATTTTTTACAGAAGAACGAATACAATCCATTAAATCTTTCTTAACTGATTTAGTACAAAGTTTAGATAAAGCGGTTAACTTAGCGAGCACTGTTGCTGGTGCATTTGGATTTGTGGCTAATATGTTTACTGGGGCTGGTGGAATCGGAGCCCTTATCGGTGGAGCGATTGGAATGATTGGTGGTCCAGGTGGTGCAGCTTTAGGTGCTAGTATTGGTGCAGCACTTGTTGGTAATATAGTTAATGATTTCAAAAGTTCAGGAGGTTCTCATTTAGTTGTAACACCTATGGGTAGAGTATTGCAAACAAATCCAAACGATACTGTGTTTGGTTCAACAAAAGTAAATGATTTTGCATCTGGACCAGAAGGTAGTTTATCTGTTAATGGTGGTGGTAACAATGCAGAATTAATAAATGAAGTAAGAAGATTAGCTGAAAAGGTTGAGGCTCAAACAAATGTAATTAAGAGAACACCAATACAAATTGCTGATGGTGTGAGAGGAAGAGTTTAATGAGTTTACTTAATTTAAGAAGTGTGTTTCAAGATGAGTTAGAAAACAATGTTGATTCATTTCAATCAAATCAACCAGCTGCTTTTGAAACAAAATTAAATTACAACATCATACCAAGTATCGCACAAACATTTACATTTGATGTTGAGAACAATCCACCTATATTGGATTCAGTTTTAAGGGGTAGAGTTTACGACCAAATACAATTTAGTCAAAATTTTAGTTCCAATACATCTTTTGTCATACAACCACAACAAGGAACACCAGCTTTTAGAACTGATTCATTCGACCCAAGAAGCTCTAATCCAAAAGATAGAACATTGTATTTCAATACCAATCAAACATTGGGAACTTCACAATATGGTGAAGGTGGATTTTTTACACAAGTTCCATCTTTAGGACAAGATTTTAACAATAATTCCATAACTGATTTCTCTACATCAGGTTTTAAAGGAGCACCTTATACAAGACTTAGTACTTTAGGTGATTCACCATTGGATGGTTTGAATTGGGAAGATTTGTACAATGGTAACCACACACCAAAAGATAATCCAACACATCAAGGAATTTCAGCTGTGAATTATGGGCCAAATGTTAATAGAGATAAATTAGACATAAGGGATAGTGAGACGAAAGCGAGTATTTATAATTTATCAAGAACATCATTACTTTTTCCAGATCAAGGTGAACCATACATTGTAAGTGAAATCGCTCCAGGCCCTACAGTTCACTCAGGTGGAAGACTATTAAATCAAGGGTCTTTACTTGGTTTTCCTATAAATAGAATGATTACCGACACTGCAAGAATAAGTAAATTCCTAACATCTCCAAAAGGACTAGGATTCATAGCTGCACAAAACTTTTTAGGTTCAAATTCAAAATCAGTTTTTGCTGATAAAGTTTCACCACAGGCACCAACTAATCCCTTTGCTCCTGATTCTTTTGCTGGTCAAGCAGTTGAGAGAAGATTGGCAGAAATAGAGGAACAATTTGATAATAATGCTGGTAAAAAAGAATTGAAACTTCTTCAATCAAGACAAAGATTTAAACAAACATTCAATCCTGCTTCAACATTAGCACAAACTCTTTTAAGAGCTGGATTTGGTCCAATAGTTTTAAACGATAAAACAGAACCAAATTTTTCTATACTTGATAGATTTGCATCAGATGAATATGGTGGTGCAGGCACTACCGTGGGTCCAAGTAACTTTAATGATACTTTTAATTCTTCTGGTGCGGATGGAGGATTTGGATTTGGAAAATTTGCAAGTG